AAAACTGCACTAAAGAATCTATATTTGGTTTTTATCATCCTCATCATTTATCTCATTTATTTAAATCTTTTATAGATTCTGGTTTTAAAAAAGCTAGAGTGTTTGTAATTGATGGTAGAGGTAGCGATTGGTATCTACCGACTGGAGTCGAATTTTATGAGACTTGTTCAATATATGACATTGATTATAACGATGTAAAATGTATTTATAAAAAAGGTTATTTACAAGACGACAAAATAAATAACGTTGATTTTAAACTAGGCTATAATCCTTTCTATAATATTAATGATGAACTTTTATACAAACCATTGTGTATTGATGACAATACAAAAGTCGAAGTAAGTTCTACGTTAGACCTAGGACATTTTTATTCTGGAATTTCAAGGCATTTTAATTTTCATGAAGAAGAAGGAAAGTTTATGGGATATCAATCTTATGGTTCTTTTGATAAACAAATCTATGATTCTATAAAAAAAGAATTTAAGAAATCGGATTTTCATAAAATTAAACCAAGTAAAAATTTAGCGTTTGTTGCACAATTTTTATTTGAATCTCAATATAAAGAATTAGTTAGAAAATACAAAACAGATAATATGATTTTTACAGGAGGGACTGCTTTAAATGTTGTTAACAATTATAAAATACAAAAAGAATACGGAGATTGTAATTTGTGGTTTGATCCTCTTTGTGAAGATAACGGAAACTGTATAGGAGCTGCATATGCGTATTTATATTTTCAAAAACAACCTATTAAAAAATTAAATGATTTATACATAGGAGAAAAAATAAAAGTATTCGATAAACCTTTGTTAAATGAAAAATTTAAAAACAATGTCGAGATAGATAAAGTTATACAATTATTAAACAAAGGAGAAGTTGTAGGTTTAATTCAAGGTAAAGCTGAAGCAGGACCGAGAGCATTAGGTAATAGAAGTTTACTTTTAGACCCAACGTTACCTAACGCAAAAGATTTAATGAATGATATAAAACAAAGAGAAAAATTTAGACCATTTGCTTGCTCTATTTTAGAAGATAAAGCTAAAGATTATTTTGAAATGTTAGATATAAAACAAACTCCATTTATGATGCATGCAGCACAAGCTAAAAAATTAGCTCAAGATAAAATACCTTCTTTAGTTCATGTAGACAACACATGTAGAATTCAAACAATAAACAATAAACAAAACAAAATACTAGATAGTATATTGAAAAAATTTAAACTGCCTGTAATAATGAACACTTCTTTTAATTTGGCTGGTCATTGTATTGTAGAAACATTTGAGGATATATTATTTACATTAAGAAACTCACCTTTAAGATATGTATACTTTGCAGATCAAAAAAAATTATTAATAAAAGATGACTAATATTGTAGATAGATTTTCTAAACATTTAACTTCTATTGAGTACCCAGATAATAAAGCCTCTTGGCATATTGCTGGAATATTAAAGAATAAAAATGCTTTTTACAGATTCGATGTTAGAGATATGTATAAAATGCCCGATGGTAATTTAGGTAAAAAAGGAAGCACTAAAACAAAAGCCGATAAGATAGTATTTGAAACACCTAAACAATGGTTTATAGTTGATGTCGAAGAACTACATACATACATAAAAGACAAAAAGTTAAAAATTATTCAGGTAAAAAATTTGCTATCTGAATTAGAATGGAATATAAAAATAACAAAATAGGTAACATATGATACTTTGGTTTGAATTTAAAAAAGTCTTTTCTAATAAACAAATAAAAGAACTTAATAAGTTTATAGAAAAAAATTATAAAAAAGAAGATGATAATAAAAATGGTGCTCAAAAAAGAGATAGCACATTATTAAGAACCTCTAAAGTTTATATAACTGAATGGCACAAAACAAAGGAATATTTACGTGAAGCTTATCAAAGAAGCTTGTATTACATTAACTATCAATTTGGTTTTCAAACCTTTGAGATGAATGATTACAATCATGTAAATTTAAATATATATAATTCTAAAACTAACGCAGCTTATGGTTGGCATCAGGATGGTTCTAGTGATTATGATAACTTTGATTTAAAAGGCACTATCTTAATTAACGTATCTTCAAAACCATATAAAGGTGGTAAATTTAATTATTATTTTAATGGTGAAACTGTTCACGTTCCTGTGCTTGATACCCCAGGAAATATGATTGTTTTACGCCCTGGAGTTTTTCACAAGGTAGACCCCGTAACCTCTGGTGAAAGACGAACTTTAAGCATTTTTATCATGGGACCTAAACATATATAGAATATAAGGTTATTAACATAAAGAACTAATAATGGTATAATCTAGCATGCCTTTAACAAAAGTAGATATAGCACCAGGATTTAATAAACAAGTAACAGCAACAGGAGCAGAAGGTAAATGGACCGATGGCGACTTTGTTAGGTTTAGATATGGTCTACCTGAAAAAATAGGTGGCTGGGAACAAATTGTTAGCACATCAATAATAGGTGCAGCAAGAGAACAATTTATATGGGCTGATTTAGACGGTAGAAGGTATGCTGCAATAGGAACTAATAAAGTTTTAATAATTTATTATGAGGGTGCTTTTTATGATATAACACCTTTAGGAACAGCCCTTACTAGTTGCACGTTTAGTACAGTCAATACTTCAACAACAGTTACAATTAACAAACCAGCTCATAGTTTACAGCCAGGGGATCTATTTACATTTACTTCAGTCACACCTCCTTCAGGAGCTGGGTATTCAGCATTAGATTTTACAACTAATCCTTTTGAAGTAATTACTGTTCCAAATAGTGATTCCTTTACTGTTACGATGGCCAGTGCTGCAGGAACCACTGTGAGTACAAGTGGCTCTGCCACCGTAAATCCTTATATAAGTGCAGGTGCTTTAGGTTTCACTTACGGATTTGGTTGGGGCACTGGATTGTGGGGTGGAGGACAACAAGTTATTGGAACACTTAACGGAGCTTTATTAGATGATACTGCAGGAACGGGCGGTACTGGAACGTCTATAACACTTGCATCGACTACAGGATTTCCAACATCAGGTACTATAAAAGTTGGAGCTGAATTTATTACATATACAGGAATTTCTACGAATGATTTAACAGGCATTACAAGAGCTGCTGCAGGTACAAGGTCAGCTCATTCAGATGGATCAGGCGTTGAATATTATACTGGATGGGGAGAAGCATCACTTTCTCAAACATTAACCATAGATCCCGCTTCATGGTCATTAGATAATTTTGGAGAAAAATTAATTGCAACTATTAAAAATGGAAAAACTTTTGAATGGAATCCTATAAACTCTAACCCAAATGCATTAACCACAAGAGCTACAGTCGTTAGTGGTTCACCAACAGCAACTGTTATGTCCATAGTTTCAGATAGAGATAGACATTTGTTAATGCTTGGAACTGAAACTACTATTGGAAATGGTAGCACACAAGATAAGATGTTTATAAGATTTTCTGATCAAGAAAATATTAGCGACTACGCGCCAACATCAGTTAATACAGCGGGAACTTTTAGAATTGATGCGGGTACTAAAATAGTTGGTGCAGTAAAAGCGAAAGATTACACCATAGTGATTACAGATAATGCTGCGTATGTAATACAATTTGTTGGACCACCGTTTACTTTTTCTATTAGACAGGTAGGTTCAAACTGTGGAGCTATAGGACAACATTCTATAAAATATGTCAATGGAGCTGTTTATTGGATGGGCGAGTCTGGCGGTTTTTTTGTTTACGACGGTACTGTTAAATCTTTACCCTGCCAAGTGGAAGATTTTGTATTTACAAATAAAGGAGATAATCTTGGTGTAAACTATCAAAACGGTGAATCTGTGTATGTGGGTTTAAATCATTTATATGAAGAACTTACTTGGTTTTATCCTAAATCAGGTTCATCATTTAACGATAGATCTGTAACTTTTAATTATCAAAGCGGCACCTGGACAACAGGGTCTTTAGCTAGAACTACTTGGGCAGATGCTGGTTTATATGACGTTCCCTACGCAACTGAATTTACTTCTACAGCAACTCCTACATTTCCAACTATACAAGGTGTTACAAATGTAAACGGGTCAACTATTTATTATGCGCATGAGGTTGGAGTTAATCAAGTTGATACAGCCGGTAATAAAACTGCAATACCAGCATTTATTGAATCTGGAGATTTTAGTCTAAACATAGAGGGTAATGGTCAAGTATTTATGAGTATGCGAAGATTTGTTCCTGATTTTAAATTAATTGAAGGTAATGCACAAATAACAATACAATTAAGAGATTTTCCTAGCAGTACAGAAACCTCCTCCCCACTTGGACCATTTACAGTAAGCTCCTCTACTGATAAAGTCGATACTAGAGCTAGGGCGAGATTTGCTAGTTTAAAAATTGAAAACTTATCTACCGATCAAAATTGGAGATTTGGAACTTTTAGAGCTGATGTACAACCTGATGGTATGAGAGGATAATGGACGAAATATTTTTAAGAGATTATGCTAATAATGTGGCTCAAGCTCAAGATCCTTTTGGTGTTGCAGCAGTGCAAGCGCAACCAGGATTTGAAAATTATACACCTAGTTTTGTGAATCAAGAGTTACAACCAATGGGTCTTGCACCTAACGAACCAAATATAGATCTAAAAAAAATTGGAAAAGATATAGCTATAAATGTTTTTAAAAACGAAGCTATGAAAAAACTTGGCCTTAAATCTATTGAAGCAAATGTTTTAGGGGGAGCAATGGGTATAAATCCTTTTAAATTTACAAATCCAATAGGAGCATTGTACACAGCAAGTTCATTGTTGCCAGATAATGTTAAAGGAATTGCAGAAGTTTTAAGAAGTAAGAGAGCTGACAAAATAATTAACAAAGCAATAAAAAGAGATAATAAAAGAGATTCCCAAGGAGATATCCAAACTGTAGATTTAGGGACAAAAGGAACTCCTAATCCTTACACAGGAGGTGAAGGGGGAGTGCAGTCAGGGTTGACTTCACCATCAACAACAACATCGACTCAATCAACACCATCAAGGCAATCTAGACAAACAGCAGGTGTGGGTGGCTTACATAGTGGGTATTAATGGCTAGAGTAGATATAGTAATTCCAGAGCCAAGCGCTACTTATCAACAAGAAAACCAAAGACAGGTAAGTCAGTCTTTACGAACGATGCAAGATAAGTTAAACACTTCTTATCAACAAGAATTAAAAAATGAACAAGATGCATTTAATTATTTTTTATCATGACAATTAAATATAAAAATCAAGGTTATAAACAAGCCAATACAGATAAGACCACGGTGTTCACATGTCCTAGTGATGCAACAGTAATTATTAAAAGTATTTATTGTTCTAATAGTGATGCTTCTTCAGCTGTTTTAGTTAATATGAATTTTGTAGATTCCTCCGACTCTAACACAGAGTATGAATTTTTCAGAGATGATGTGGCTGCAAAAACACAAGTGAATGCTACTCCACAAGGTTTAAATTTAGAAGCAGGTGATGCAATAACAGTTCAATCAGCTACAGGAAGTAATACAATTCAAGGTGCAATTAGTTATGCTCAAATAGATAGATCTCAAGAGAATGGCTAGAAAATTTAAAGATTTTGTTGAAAGAGATAAACCTAGGAAAAGACCCAGAAGACACTGTAAGTCACCCAATAAAAAAAAGAAATTGCAAAATAATAAGAAATATAATAGACAGGGACGAAGACAAAAATAATAGGAGAAGTTAATGAGTGATTTACCTAAGATCCCCGCAGAAGCAAAAGAAATTATCAAACATAAAAGAACAGGCAAAGTATATGCTAATAAAATTGACTTTGATAATGATGTTGCTGATCCCAATACTGATACTACTGCAGATGACTTTAGACAGGATCTCGAAATAAAAGTAACTAGAGTTTCTTTGGGCGCTAAAACAAAAAAATAATGCAACCACGTGGAGCCACTGAGCTACAACATGAAATGCTTGAAAAGCATGTCCCAAAAGAACTGCTTGACCAAGTACAAATATGTACTTCAATTCCAGGTAAAGTTCCATTAGATCCAAACAAACTAAATATTCTTTGGCAAAAGAATTCTTGGGATCAACCTAACCTTCAAGAATTTTTTACTAATAAAGAAAGACATAAGGAATATGATTGGTACGTATTTAATAGTCATTGGAATTATGAAAAGTTTAGATATGCTTTTGATATACCAACTGAAAGATCTGTTGTTATTAAAAATGGTATAGATACTTTTCCTGTAAGAAAAATATACAAAAGAGGAACTCCTATAAAGTTAATACACCACTGCACTCCATGGAGAGGTTTAAATGTTTTATTAAGAGCTATGCAAGAAGTTGAAAACCCCCATATAAAATTAGACGTATATAGTTCTTGCAAAGTTTATGGGTCTGAGTTTTCCGATGACACTGAAAAAGATTTTGAAGCATTATATGAGCAAGCAGAACAATTACCTAACGTAAACTATATTGGGTACAAACCTCATGAGTTTATAAAAGAAATGATGCCTAACTATGATATGTTTGTGTATCCATCTATCTTCGAAGAAACATCATGTGCT